CGTTTGCTGTTGCACCATGAGCAAGCGTGAACGCCTGCACTTAAGCCGCTACCAGTCGATCGAGACCTACAGAGATTGGAACGGGCGACTTTTCATTGCCTGTTCCAGCAACTGCTCGATGGTATTCCGCGATGCCAAGGCGCTGCGCAAATGGCTAAACCTCCCACTCAAGACGCCCAGCCGTGAGGCATTCGACAGCTGGATTGCTTCACTGGAAGCAGCCGACGCGCAGCGCAAGGGCGCTCAGCCTTTAACAAGCAAGGCGCCTGTTCAACAAACATCGCCGAGCCTTTCACAAGAGCTGCTGGCAACGGGATTTGGTCCTGAATGCCACGACGAAGAAGACCCCACAGCAAACACCCGAGTCATCATCTAATGTTTGAACACCCAATCACCCCGCCACCCGAGCTGGTGCAACAGTGGTGTGACGGCACTCACGGTGCGCTCTACGAGTTTGAAGCAGTTGTCACCCAAGCCGCCCGCTGGGGAGCAACATGCACTCATCCGCCGCGCTCTGGAGGCACTGCCTGAATGACTAAACTTTCACCCGCCGCTTTCGCAGTAATGGATGCCGTCGTGAAGGTCTATCCGGCCTTTCCTGACGAAGTTGCTGCCGCCGCCCTGCGTGCTGCTGCGCTGTACTGCAAGCGCGATTCGATCATCTTGCTAAGCCTTGCCGCCGAGCTTGAAGCCCAGTAGTCCGATCACTTAACCACTCCACCAAATGACCATCCTCTGCGACTACGAAATCAAAGCGCTGTGCACCGATGGCATGGTGCCAAACTATGACGAAGCATTGATCAATCCAGCCAGCCTTGATCTACGGCTGGGCGACACGATCATGATTGAGTCCGCAGAAAGCCTAGACATGCGACCGCTCAGCATTGCGGATCGCACTGCGGATAATCCCTATGAGCTGAAGCCTGGGCAATTCATCCTTGCTCAAACCATTGAGCTATTCAACATGCCGGAGAACATCGCTGGCTTGTTCTTCCTCAAGTCAAGCCGCGCGCGGGAAGGGTACGAGAACCTGCACGCTGGCTACGCAGATCCCGGTTGGCATGGCAGCGTGCTGACCTTGGAGCTGAAGAACTCACGCCAGCTATTGCCGCTGCCGCTGTGGCGTGGGTTGAAGATCGGTCAGATGGTGTTCTTCCGCATGAGCCAGCAACCTGTGACCAGCTACAGCATCACCGGGCACTACAACTCAGATCTCACGACGACGGCCTCTAAGCAGCTCCTCGGCTAGGTCTAGGTGCCATTGCTCCACACCAGCCGGTGGCGCTGCCGCAGCCTCTTGCACTAGCCAGTGGATTTGCGACCGCTGGCTAGCTTCTTGCTCTGCCAACAGCAGTGCATACTCCAGCAATCCACTCCAATCTGCTGCAGCATGTAACGCACGCAACTGCGCAGCGTTGGCAGCTCCGTGGAATTGTGCTTCCATTGTATGTACTAACGGATTCATCATGTCTGACGCCATTGGAGACTACTTGAACAATATCGCGCGTTATCCACTGCTAACGCCGCAACAAGAGATACAACTTGGCAGACGCGTTGCAAAGTGGAGAGAACTTAAGGATCTTGATAGAACCTTAACCACGCAAGAACGCCGCGAGCTTCGCAGTGGTGAGCGTGCACGTCAGCGGTTTATGCAATCCAATTTGCAGCTTGTTGTGCATGTAGCGCGTAAATACAGCAAACGCAATACGCAAACACTGGACATGCTTGATCTCATCCAAGAGGGCAACATTGGCCTTGCGCGCGCAGTGGAGCTGTTTGATCACACGCGAGGGTACAAGTTCAGCACCTACGCCTACTGGTGGATCAGGCAGGCGATCGGTCGTGCATTGGTGCAGTATGACCCGATCATTAGGCTGCCGCTTGGTGTGCACGAAATGCTGACCAAGATCAACAAGACCGCGCAGCAGTTTGCGCAGCAACATGGCCGCACGGCAACCATGGCAGAGCTCGCCGCAGTACTTGAGGTAGAGCCCGGCATCATTTCCGATACTTTGCGGCAGGCCTATCGAGTGACAAGCCTCGACAAGCCAGCGCAAGAAGACTCATCTAGCATCTTGGATCTGATCGCAGATCATAGGCAATATGACGTTGAATACGACTGGCAGGTTGAAATCATCCGTGACTACTGCGAGGAGTATCTAGATGATCGGACGCGTGAAATCATCTATGCACGCAACAGCCGTAACCCTGTGCCATGGAATGACCTTGAGAAGCGGTTGGGCATTTCACGCGGTCACATGTGCCAGCTTCAGTTGCGTGGCATCAACCGCCTTCGTATGCTGATAGGCAACCCACTGGCAGGCACACCGCTTGGGGCCAACGATACAGAAAGTCGGCAATCTATGGAGAGTCTGCCTAGCTGGGATGTGTAAAGATCACCAGCAAGAATGGCAAGCTAAGGTGTTCTATCATCAGATGCTTGAATCCAGCGCAGCACAGCAATCTCACGATCAAGCAAATAGCAATCCTGCCGATTAAACCAGTCGCGCCATTCTTCGCTGCCCTTACGGCGATTGCATGGGCGACATGCTGGCACTAGGTTTGCTGTCACCGTAGCGCCACCTTTATGGCGTGGCTTGACGTGATCTAGCGTGTCTGCAAGTTCACCGCAGTACGCGCATTGATGATCCCATGCTTCAAATATCTGCTGCCTGAATTTATGTTTTGCACTGCGTTTTGGGATGAGGTTGGTGCCATCAATGCAGTGATCCACGCAGTGGAATCAGTAGTCCCATCGTACACGCGGTCTGCCGCGCCTCATGCCAAGATGCACGAAGCCCTTTGGTGCACCGTAACCCAAGCTGTATGGCCAATTTGCATCACACCATTGTTGCACGTGGTTGATGTTGACCTCACGGATGTAGAAGTCAACAGCACCTACATTAGGTGCATCGTATAGATGTTCGCTGCCACTGGCGCCGCCTACCGCTGCATTGATGGCACGCGGACGGTAGCCGCTGGTGATGATTACAGGCTTGCCGCCAAACTTGACGCGTGCACGCTCAAGGAAGGCTGCCAGCTCTGCCGCGGTGTCGAGCTGATATTGATGGTCAAAACGCCGCGCCTCTTGAAACAACGCAAACTCACCAAGCTGCACATGCGGCGTGATGCGTGCGGTGAATGGACTGCTCGGTGATAGCTTTGCTGGGTTTTGCTGCTGCTCACCAGCCCATAGCCTGCCTTCTGCGCGGCGACGGCGGAGCAATCCAGCCTCAACATTGCTGCCTGGGTTGCGGTACAACTCCATCGCTGCGGGCACTGCCTGCCAATCCTTGCCAGCAAGGCACTTGCTGATGGTCTCAAACCCAGTTGATCCGTAGAACCCTGCGCCGAGGTTGTAGGCAAACGACAGTAGCGCGCATTGCTTGTTGCCGCTCATGTCATTCCAAAACGGCACACTATTGCGCAGCTTGGTTGCAATGCGTTCGACTTCAAGCTCCAGTAGTTGATCAGCGTCGATCACGGTGATTTTGTCGCCGCGTTGCACCTTACGGCCATCTGGGTAGCGCGTGGTGCCATAGCCGATGGTTGCCACATCCCAGCCATGCAGTGGGTCTGGGTATGCGCTGAGATGCACGCCTTCAAACTCTTTAATGAGCCTTATGGCTGGCTCATAATTATGCAGCTTGCCACCAGCTTGCCAGGTTTTATACCAAGACTGGTTCCTGTCAAAGACCTGCGGCGCAACCTTTAGCAGCTCCGCTTCAAGTTCAGACACGGCAGCCATTTGATGCGGCGTGCCGTGCTTGTAATACTTAAACAGATCGGTCAGCTTGATCATTTGCGTGGCTTGATGGTCTTCAGTACTTGGAACACAAGCTGAATGATGCCATTGCTTTTGAGTGGCGACAGCGCGATCAACTCAGACGCTGCTGCAACAATGATCCAAAATGCAGGATGCTGGAGAAAGTCCATGGCTAGGAATGTGGCCTTGCCTCTAGCTTAGATACCCTCTGCTCTACGGTATTGAGCCGCGTGAATGTCTCCTTGCGGTCTTCTTTGATGTCAGTGTGCAGCACTTCAAGCTGCGTGGCTATATGTTCGACCGCCGATGTGAGCCGAATCACTGCATCGCGCGCTTCGTCATTGCGGCGGCTGAATCCCGCTGCACCCATCGCAGCCACGCTGATGGACGCTCCAGCAACAGCAGCGATGATTTCAACCATGAACCTAGGCTAGCGCCCTTGCTCGCGTAGAGGATCCTCGCCGCAGCGCCATGGTTGCTATACTGGTAGCCTAGTTTTTCGAGAACTAGGCGATACCGTAGCGGCAGGCTGCGGTGAGGCCGGCACCGCGTGAGGACCGGCCACCTGCCACCCTATTACCAAGGCACACCAGCAGCCTTGCTGGGGCTGTGCTGTTCATCGAGCTGGGCTTGCAGTGCCGCCTCGATCTCGGCAACCTTCTCATCGCCACCGAGGGCTTCTTTGACCCAGCCGATCACCAGCTCTTCGGTCAGGTCGGCGTAGGGGATAGTGCTCTCGGGATCAGGCTTTTCGAGCCCGATGCTGCCGTAGGCGCCGCTGGTGTAGGTGCCGTCTTCTGCGTTGACGGTGTAATGCACTGTGAAGACTACGCCATCGCTGGTGTAGTGCTCCATGTTGGCGACGGCCCAGGTGAATGTAGTAGCCATGAGAGTGGTGGTGATGACGTAAGGTTAGCAGCGGTCAATGTGGACTACTGGCTTTGCTCGGCCTTCATCTGGCCCAGCACTTCTTTCAGCAGGCGATACACCTCGCCAGCATCCTCAATGAACTCGCCTTTGTAGTAAAAACCTTCGTTAGTGAACTTGGCGATTTCTTTGACGTCTTGAACGTTAAAGCTGATGCTATTGGCGGGGGCAGGCCACACTTCATCTGCCACATTCCAAAGATGTGTCACGAAAGCTTGGAGTGCTTCTCTGCTTTTGAAATCTTGCTGATAATGCGAGTCATCGTTGTTGGCTAAGAAGACTCTGCCGTTCTGCGCCCAAGCTTCGTGCAAACAGTTTCCGCCTGCGGGGTCGTAGGCGGTATCTGCGGGGTAAGCTTCAAAGGTCATGGTTTCCTGAGAACTGTGGCCAGGGGTAGGAGGCGCAAACTCGCTACCCCACAACTATATGCGAGCCAGGGCGAGAGGAGAAGGGGACGACTGACCTTAGGTAGCAATAATCCCAAGAGTGCGCAGTTTCGCCAGTAGGTCATTTAACTGCGTGATGACGGTTGCGGCATCCGTTGCATCAGCAACAGCAGCGGGTTGCGCCACAGGCGTGGCGTTGTAGAAGCCCAGTTTCTGCGTGGTGGCGGTGCCGATCTTGGTGCCGGTGGTAGTGCCGACAGCGATGTTGCCAGCATCAGCAACTTGCAATACGCCAGCGCTCGTAATCCTCATCCGCTCCGTCGGAGAACTCGCCCCATCCGCCGTTGTACTGAAGACGAGGCGTCCTGGCATGTCATTAGCGCCAGGGGTGCCGTCTACTTCGGCAAGAATTGCTGCACCAGGAATTGCGTTTGTTCCGTCATATCCTCCAAAGAAAAAGCCGCCAAGATTATCGTTGTCCTGCACAATAGTTGTGCCGCCGGGGCTGTTGCTTCTACTCTTCCAAAGCCCAATGTAACTACCATCTACGCTATTGGGGTTGCCAAACAACTGAAGAGCTGCGTAGCCACTTGATTCAATCTGCGCTTGTCCGGCGCCAAGTACGCCAGTGCTACGCGCAGAAGACGTGCCAACTAACAGCCTGCCGGCGCCGTCGATGCGAGCGCGTTCGGAATAAGACTCGGATCCAACAGCTCCAGTATGCGTATAGAACTGGACGCCACCACCTGCCGATGGCACAAGCGCCCCACCGCCATCATTGGCAGCAACAAGTTCAATGCCGCCACCGTTTGAGCCATCAAGTGTCAACTTGATTGATGCACCTGCCGGAGACGCCGTAGTGCCAATCCCTACTGACCCCGACGAGTTGATCGTCATGCGGACAGCAGAGTTGGTGCCAAACTTCAGACCTGCAGCCTGCTCTGTGTAGAAGAACGGATCACCACCATCAGAAGCAAGAACGGCGTTGTTTGCGCCAGAGACGTTAAACCTGCCAGTGCCTACAACGTGGAGAGTGTTGCTAGGGCTACTAGTCCCCAGACCTAAGCGGCCACTGGAGTCGATGCGGGCAAACTCAGTATTGTTATCATTGTTTCGGAACATGACTCCGCTTGTTCCAGCCTGTATTCGAAGCTCCCCAGACGTATCACCCCTTATAAAACCCTGACCATTAACATTAAAG